CATCTCTTCACCGCAAAAAGCTTCTGCGGCAGAGGTGATATCTATGCAAGTTCCTGCTATAGCCAGAGCGGCGACTGCATGGAAAGCAATCAAAGAGGAAATGTATTGTTCACGATACATCCTCGAGGGAGACCGGACCTCCACTTCAGGCTCCCTATAAAGGAGAAGACCATCAAAATGGATAACTTGAGAAGAAAATTGACCATACGACCATTCTCTCAAAGCCTGAAAAGTGGGATACTTCCAATCATACCCCATTGTCATGTTGTGGTATCGAATGAAATCGACATCTCTCGCATACATAAAGTACTCCTCAATAAGCACCCATTTGCGAATAATCCCCAACCCAAATCTCTTACGAGCACAATCAATGCAAGCATACGTCAAATCACCTTGCACGAAGTGGGGAAGGGGTTGAAATGGTGTTTCCATCCATCGATCAACCACTTTGACTCCAAATTCAATCTCCCATTCTTGGTAGAAACGCTCGCGTCGCTTCAACTTCTGTTTCTTCACAGTATAAGCTGCTCCAGAAGGAACACAGTCAACAATCTTGATCTCATCATCAAGTTCACCTGCTTGACATTCGAGTGCCTCTAACGCCTTATCATAAGTACATGACGTACGTTCATATTGCTCTCGAATTTCATCCTCAGTGAAGGGCTTGAAATAATCAATGACTTTGTGTCCCTCCGGATCCTTGGTTTCTCGTGCAATTTCACAAAACACGGGCAAATATTTGTAATACTCATCTGCACCGTGAAAGTAAAGTTCACGCAAAGCACCATTGAGATTGGAAGCACAAATCTCAGCCATCGACTCCTTCTGCCCCTTCTTTGGTTTATGGGTCATAGACAACGATTTGAAAATCGACTCTTTCTCCAAAGCACCAACCACCTTCTTCAATTGTGGATGCTTGTGAAAAGAGCGTTTCAAAAAAGACAGATCATCAAGTTTCTTGAATGGAACCTCGGGTTTCTTCTTATTCGCATCAGTATAACCCACGCCAATCTTGGCAAGCTCAGTGTGAATAGACTGCATATTAAAAAGTTTTTCCTCTGGTTTGACGTTGAATTCATTATCATCACCATACGTCATCAAACGAATCACTTCATGAAACAAAGGAATCTTTCCAGGGCAATCTACCTTGTGCAATGAATAGTACACGTACCTCATGTAGAGGACATTGCACAATCCATTGATAATCACGGTGAGAGAGTGTCCAGAAGGGTTGGAGCCAAAAGCTTCATAAATCAGACCATCTGATTCATAAATGGGGAACATACACTCAGTAGCTAAACCATCAAAGGCAGAAATTAACAATTCATTAAAACCAGCTTTTTCAAGCATAGTTCGAATAATGTCAAATGCTCCCTTCGTAAAATTAGCACGCAACCAAGCGTCAAATTTCTCGAAATCGCCATCGCCACAGCGATCCCAACCAAATTCTCCCATGTACTTGTACAGCCATTCCCAATCAGCACCAGTGGCATCAATACCAACTGCGCTCTCAAAAACACCTGGGAAATGGGACATCATATTGATCAAAGGCAAAGTCAGCATCCTACACAAAATAACCATAGTGACAGGGGCTCCAGCAAATGCTCGAACCTTGTTATCTTCTGCTTTCTTGTGTGTGATAGGCTCATCCTTCAAATTCAATCTGAAAATCAGGTTGGCTCGGCG